TTATTCAAAATGTGCAGGCGTCAGCGCTCTGATATAGGCCTGACAGGCCTGCAAGGCGATCAGTCCGCGGTCGCCTTCGCCGGTGATGGCGACAATTCGTCGAGCATGCGCCGGGTCAAGTCGGGCGCGTATGGCTGCATGATCCACGCCGCTGGCGCCGGAGGCGGCTGGCACACCACAGCCTTGGGCAGCGTCGCCTGCGTCGATGAGGACTGACAGGCGCAGATCAGCAGTGGCAAGGCGATCGCGCAGACGATCCTGATCACGTTGGGCATCGTTCAGTGCTCGGTAATGGGTTTGTTCACTGGCCGTGAGCCGTTGCTCCAGGGCCAGACGCTTGTCCTGCTCGGCCTGTTGCGCGGTGGCAGCGGCCGAAGTCAGCTGATTGAGGGTTTCGGCATGTAACCGCGCCTGCTCGGCCAGTTGGCGACCGTAGCGCCAGTCCTGAAACTGCCAGGCCAGCGCTGCCGATACTGCGGCCAGCAGCACCAGACCGAGCAGCCGCCAGACGCTCAAACCGAAGGCTGGCATAACACCGCCCTCGCCCGCCCCCAAAGCTCCAGTCGATCCTGCAAGCCGTTCAACCCGCCGTTGATCCGCCGGGTGATGCTGTTGAACTGGTCCTGATCCGCCAGTTCGTTCAGGCCGTTCTGCGCCCAGAACCACGCGGCGGACTCGGCCGCCCATTGCGGTTGTTCCAGCAGTTCCGGCAGCGCCAGCAAGCGCTCGTCACCGAACAGCCCGAGGCTGCACTGGCGATAGTTGGCGCGGCCGGTGATCTGGATCAGCCCGCGCCCGCGATACTTCTGCCCGTCGCCATCGGCCTCGGGCGTGTTGCCCAGACGCAAGGCCAGCGTACCGGTGTCGTATTTACTCAGGTATTGGTTGTTGCCCAGTTCACGCACGTACTGCAATTGCCCCGATTCGTGTCCGATCTGGGCGAGAAACGCGGCAATACGCTTGGGCGTGTCGATGCGATGGCGCGCCATCGCATCGTTGAGTGCAGAAACAAAAACGCCCGCTTGGCGGCGGGCGTTGGGCATGATGGTGAGTAGATTGTCTTCAGTGATTTGCATAATGCTCGATCCTCCCTGGATGCGCCGATTGAATCACGGATGGCGACCAAAGCTGATCAGCCATTGTTTACCTCAGTTTTCAGCGTGCTGTCCGGGGACACCTGGATCATTCGCTTGAACAAACCCAGCATGCCCTGATTGGCCGTCGCACTCTCTAGCGGCGGATCCAGTGGCAGTACCTGTCCCCCGGAAACCAGCCACTCCTGGTACTCGAGCCAGTCACGGTTGGTCGGATCCTGTGGAATGAACGCTGAATCACCCAGGCGCAGAACGCCAGACGATGTGAGCTGATAGCTCATGGACTTGCCTCCTAGATTTCCGCGTCCGCGGTCCATTCGATCTGCAAAATCTGCCCGGGAACACTGCCGACAGGAGTCACAGTGGCAATGGCAAAGCTTCTCTCGGTCACGCTTTGCAAAACGGTTCCCGTACACGCCTTCATCAGGCCCTGATGCCAGACTTGATTGCTCGCATCTCCCGGGCAATACAGCACGATGGTAGGTTGTACGCGCTTGAGCACCTGCATATCGATGCTCATACCGTACTGACCGGTATTGGCTGCCGCGGCCTGGGTGAAGTTACCAATGCAGGTTGCGGCACCATTGTTCGAACGGATCTGCAGACGGTTAGCAAAAGACTTCTCAAAATAACGCTGGCAAAGGCTCAGCTCTTCCGCCGCCGGACGGTATTCAAACGCTGTCGCAACCGGCCCCTCCTCCAATTGCATCTGTGCCAGATCGACGGTCTGCAACACGTTGAGCGGCAGATCGAACGACAAGGTCAGGCAGTCATTCACGCCCAGCATTTTCCCGGCGATGATTGGCACCTGAAACGTTGCGCTGTATTTCTTCCACGACGTACTCAGTTGAAAGACGTCGACAACCTTCACTACACCCTCCGAACCGCCCGTTCCGAACTGCTGAGCAATCGTGACGCGCAAAGGACGCGTCGCATCGGATCGCGCCCAGAAGCTGACCGTAGCCGTTCGCCCGGCCAGAGTTCTGACCGATTCAATGCTCTGGGCGACTTTATGCACCGTTGCTCCCGTGCCTGCGGTGGCCTGCTGCCAGCGCAGGAAATAAGCGGGTTCACCCACGACTTCCGTTTGACCGAGGGGAAAATCCTGGCGCGAAATGCTGACACCTGCGTTGCCGTTCCAGTCGCATCGAAAACGATCCGCCACATAGCCACCGATGTTCGGCCCTTGATTGGTCGTGCCGCGTTGCCAGATATTGAATCCACCATTGATCAACAGATTCTTGCGATACACCTGCACAGGAAACTGCTGCAGCGGATCGGGCTTGGCCAGTTGCCGAATGGCCTGTGCCAGTTGATCGGTCTGCTCCTCATCCGGCGTCAGACCGGCGGCCGTGATCGCGTTGAGAATTTCCTGGGTCACACTGTTGCCCCAACTGGCCGGGATCAACGATCCCGGTTTTCCGGCAATCGGGTCCTCATCGACGAACCGGCCATTCTCCAGGCCTGAGCCGGGAACGCTTTTCGGATAATCCATTTCAGTTTCCTTGATTCACTAGAGCGCCGAGGCCAACCAGCGTGGCGCCACCGGGCGATGCTCGCTGAATGGGAAAAACGAGGCCTGGGGCCAGTCGCGCAACTCGCGCCGATAGGTTTGCAGTTCGGCATATTGCTCGGTAGTCAGCGTGGTGCCGCCGCCGTCCTCCAGCTCATCGCGATCGCGTGCAACCAGGCCATCGGTGGCGGCCAGTTGCGCCGTACGCCACTGGCGTTCGATATCGGCGGCTTCATCCGCCGTTGGTGGTGGCGGATCAACCAGCACCGGAAAACCGTTATCGGCCCGCACGCCAATCACCTTCGCAGTGACTGCCAACTCCTGCAAAAGCGAAACCCAGTACGCCTGAGGAATTTCGATGACGTCGTCAGGAATGTCCGACGAATTAATACCCGGTACATAAGCGCCCCGGGTATTGGCGCTGAACAACACGTTGAAGGGGTTCATTCAATAGCCCTTTGCGAAATAGCTCACGGAACAATTGGCGGCCAGGCTGCCGGCCGCATCACGGATTCTTATCGTGCAGCCCTGCTGGTTGACTGCAATCAACGCGAGCATTGCCGCATCCCCTCCGGCATGAGTGGCCACAAGCGAAAAGAACCCCCTGGGAAACGAGATCGGAAACGTCACCACGACATTCCCGCTGGCGTTCGACATACCCGAGCCCCACTGATCGATATTCCCACTGAGATGCTTCTGATAACCGGGATTGGCCACCAAACCGGAAAACAGCGGGGCATATTTCAGACTGGCCGTGCCATGCACCGTCCAGACCCCGTTTTCTTTGACAACGTCGGCGCTCTCACCACTGTTCATCACGATCGAGCTCAAATAAGCGCCTTGCGGACTTATTTGCGTACTGCCCACGCAAGCAATCGTGACCACTGCGTTGCTGCGACAGTGAAAGCTGATCGTCGCACCGTTGGGCAAGCCCTGGATGTCCGGCAAGGTCACGGTGTAGGCCGTATTGCCGCCCAGGCCGATTGCCCATCCCACATCGGCGGCCGTCAGTTGTGTCGCTGCAGAAACGCCACGTGCCCCGGCATGGTTGCCCAGTGCGCGCTGGACGAACTCGGACGTCGCCGCCGAACGACTGACATCGAATGGCGCAGCGGTCTGAAACAGTTGGGAACTGCGAAGAGCGCCCAGCAGTTGAGTATTTGACGCCTCACTCGGCGTCAGCCCGCCCGCACGGACAACGCCGAGAATTTCCTGGGTGACGCCATTGCCCCAGCTCGCCGGGATCAATGAGCCCGGCGAGCCTTTGAGCGGGTCCTCATCGACAAACTGTCCGTTCACCAGACCTGCGCTGGGAACACTATTGGGGTAGTCCAAGATTTATCTCCTTATCTGAATACATGGATTGCGTGAGGGCCTCAGCCAATCTGGCCGACCAACCACTGCGGCGCTGAGGGCCGTGAAACGGATGACGGAAATGCGCCGGCACCCGGCCAGTCGCGCAATACCTGGCGGTACTCAAGCAGCTCCAGATAGTGCTGGGCCTTGAGCGTTGTTCCGCGTCCCAGTTCCTGCTCATCGCGGTGGCGGGTGACCAGCCATTCGGTGGCCGAGAGAGCCAACTGACGCCAGGTGCGCTCTGCTGCCGGAGGCTCGTTGTCCTCGACTACAAGGGCCTTGGCGACAACGGGACTTTGCGGTGCGCGCGAAGGCTCGATAACAGAAGCCGACTCAGCCATCGGCGCACCGATTTCGACGTCGACACCTTCAGGCACCCGCACCATCGCCGCGACGAAAGCCGGTGCGAACAATTGGTCGATCGCATAGTCACCGGTGTCGATCACTTCGACCGCGACACCGTTCTCAATACGTGCATAACGGGCCATTACTCGTACTCCCAGATTTCACAGAAAGCGTTGCCGCCGACGCCGCTCACGACAGATGCAGAAGCATTGGTCGAGCAGGAACCGCTGCCTCCCGAGCCGCGAACACCGGGCGTACCATTGCTGTTCACACCTATCAGCGGTGCACCACCATCAAACGGGCTTGGGCCTCCGCCCCCGCAGAGCACACCCCAATTGGCGTTGTACATCGCATAGGTGCCGGGGATGCCACGAGCGCTGCAGAGGTTGCCGCCCGTAACGACCTGCCCGCCCGCGCCGCCTTGTACGAAGCCGGACGCAGTGGCGGACGTTAGGACTGTAATGGTCTGCCCGCCCATGCCACCCGAAACACTCAGGTAGGAACCGAAAGAAGCGCCGCCGCCCGCCTGGCCAGTCGCGTTACGCGGGGCACCGCCGGCGCCCAGTGTGACCGGAACACCGGCCAGCATCTCCGGCGTGACGTCGTACAGACTTTCCCCGTAAGCGCCCGCCCCGCCACCGCCGCCGATACCTTGATAAGTAGCCGGAACGGGCGCGCATCCGCCCCCCGACCCACCCGCCCCGACCAACCGCACGCGAATCCGTTTCGCCCTCGGGTTCGGCTTGTAAACTGTGATCCCGACCGTCTCGATCTGCCTGACCGCCAGCAACCGCCCCACTGCATCGGTGATGCCGTAGCCCGCCAGCGTGGTCGGGGTGTTTTTCAGTTTGGTGAAGTCGACGAGAGCGCCAATGGCCGTTGCCAACTGATTGGTCTTGCTCTCGTCCGGCGTCAGTCCGGCGGCCTTGATGGCGTTGAGAATTTCTTGCGTGACGCTGTTGCCCCAAGCGGCGGGGATCAATGATCCGGGCGTGCCGGCAACCGGGTTTTCATCGACAAAACCGCCGTTGACCAGGCCGACGCCGGGGATGCTGTTTGGATAATCCATTACACGGTTCCCTGTGCTGCAGTCAGTTGGTTACGGTTGTGCCGGGCACCGCCGGCCATATGACTTCGCCGGGAAATCCGGCCTGTTTTTCGATGCGATTCAGCTCCACGCTGTAAAGCTTCCACTCGAGCAATTGCAGTTGCTCTTCGTGGCTGGCGTCGCCGATGTCTTCGGCGTATTGCAGGGGGGCGATGCGCAGGACGGCGTCGCGCAGCAACGTGTCGCGCTGTTCAAGCATCTGCTGGCTGATGCTGAGCAATCGGGCCTGTTCATCCACTTGCCAGGCGTCGCCGCGCCACACATGAAATTCCCCCGGCCAGGGCTGCGTTGTGAGGGTATCGGGCAACTCCCCCAACTCACTCCAGATCTGCTGCCCGCCGCCATCCTTGCGGAAAACCGGACCGCGCCGGTCAATCACCTCTCGCGGTACACCGTTGATCAGGGCCCAGGTACGACCGGCTTCTGGCGCGGGCAACTCGAAGGACAACTCCACCGCATTGCCGGGCAGTTGAATACCGATGCCCGGGGTCACAAAAAACTCGACAGGCCCGGACAAGGCGCCCGAGCCGTCAAACAGATAATTGAACATAGGCACCTCAGATGAGCTTGATACGGCCGGGATAGGCGATGTTGCGAGGGCGGGACTTGAATGCCAGCAGCAGGGCATTGGCGGCATCCCGCTGATAACTCGTACCGGCAGGGAAGACCGGGCCACCGTTGTACAGCCCGGACACGTATTGCGGTTCTTCACGAGTATCGGCACCAAAACTCGTCAGGCTGTCCGACCACCACGCGCCGACCGCTCCGGCACCATTGGCGCCCATGGCATACGAATGCGTCGAGCCCACCTGAAAAGAACCCATCGCACGTGCCGCATCCACACCCCGCCCCTCGTCCAGCACTCGCAAAAACTCGCCGCGCCCTTCAGGGCCACGGAAGGTTGCGGCACCATCACCCGACGTCCATTTACCTTCGTTGCCCGCGCGCGCGGCCTCGGTGCCCAACATTCCGGAAAGCTGGGCGTGGTCCCACAACCAGGGCCACTCGGCACGTTTCATGACCGTGCCATTGAGCGCACCGTAACCACCGGGACTGAGCAAGGTGGTTGTCTCGAAAAACGGCCGGCCAAGTGGAGTGTTGTCAAACCGGCCGACCGGCCACCAGCTACCGGCGGCATCGCTGCGCAACTGCCACCAGTCACCGCCGCCCATCAACACCAGAAACGGATAACCGCTGGGTGAAAGATGCGTGTGAAAACGGATGCGGTCGGTACCCGACGCCTGAACGATCAATCGGTTGCCACTGTTGTCCATGCGCCGAACAATCACATCGCGCACACCCAGCGCCGCGTTTGCCGGCGGCAACGTCACCGTCACGGCACTGGATCCGCCATCGATCAGCACCAGCCCCAGCTCCGGATCGGTCAGCGCCTTGGATGCAGTCAGCCGCGTTACTACCGAACGCATCGGACTGCCATTTCCGACAATCGATTGAATGGCTTTGAGCAACTGACCGGTATCGGCCTCGGCGGCTGTCAGCCCGGCGCCGGTAATCACGTTGAGAATTTCTTGTGTAACGCTGTTGCCCCACACCGCCGGAATCAAGGAGCCGGGAGTTCCGGCCACCGGGTTTTCATCGACGAACCGGCCATCGACCAGGCCGACGCTGGGGACACTTTTTGGGTAATCCATATTTCAATCCTTTACCTGAAGCGCTGATTGCAAATGTCGAGAACGCGGCAGGCGTTCAGTCGAGAGCCATCCATGCCGGCTTCTTTGGTCGAGAGCGTTTGGAGGGAAACTTCTTGGCCTGCGGCCATTTGCGCAGGGCCTGCAGATAGACGAGCAGGGTCTGATAGTCGGCATCGGAAAGTGTCGTGGCCTTCATCAACTCCACTTCATCCCGATGCCGGTCGCGCAGCCAGACCACTCGTTCGAACTCTTTGTCGCGCCAGGCCTTGGCGTCCCTGGCAGCCTGTTCATCCGAAACCGGAGCGAACTCCACCAGAGTCGGCAAGCCATGCTCATCGTGGGATCGATCCATGCCCGCTGCCGGATTGGCGATCACCGCCTCGTAGCGTTCATCGTCAATTTCGACGGCGTCGTCAGGCAGGCTTGTGTGATAACCCGCCAGGTAGGTATTGCCGGTAGTACGGCTGTAGAAACGTTTCATGTCAGTTCCCCACACTCAGGACACTGACATAACCCGTACCGCCGGAATTACTCAGTATCTGAACCTGGCTTGCGTCGAAGTAGGTCACCAGCGGAGGTGTGGTGATATCAAAAAAAGGGGCGTTTCCGCTGTGCGAGTAGCTTGCCCATGCCCCGCGACATTGGTTCCTGAACGCCAGCGGCCAGGGCTTGGATTCATAGGTCTTATCGACGCTGACCGTAATGAGCACCCACTGGATCGTGAAGCCACCCAGCCAGCTCGGTAAAACGACGTAGCCGTTTTCGCCAAAGCTGTAGGCCACGCCCAGACCCAGCTTTTTCGGCGTCACAATCGTGGCGTCATCCGCGATGGCATTGACCTGCGCCTGCGAAGCGATGCGCGCCCAGCCAAAAAGCGTTTCCGTCGCTTGCACCAGTTTCTTTTCAATCGCCTGAAACACTCGCAGCGGCGACATCAGCCGATTGCTGCTGGTACCCGACTCGGCTTCTTCCTTACTGGCAAAAGATTCATTTCTGTTCTTTTCGACAAGCGTCGAAATCGCCGCTTTCAGTTGGGTATTGTCACTTTCATTCGGCGTAAGACCCGCAGCGCTGATCACATTGACGATCTCATCGGTCACGCCATTGCCCCAATCTGCCGGAATCAGCGATCCCGGTTTGCCGGTCAGCGGGTTTTCATCGATAAATTTCCCGTTCACCAGACCGGCGCTGGGCACACTCTTCGGATAATCCATCCCGTCACTCCTTCCTAGTCATAGTTGATGTGCACCTTGGTGTGCGCCGGTGCCGCCCGGTGGATCAGGCATTCCAGCGCCGAGCCCGGATTGACGCCGAAGCGCTCGCCCCAGTAACTCGCGCCATAACGCCGCCCGAGCAATAGCCGCCCGCCAGTGTTGAGCGTCCACATGAACTGCGCTTCCCAGGTGCCCCAATGCGCTGCGCCGAAACGCGAACGGCCCATGCGCGGGGCTTCGAGTTCGGTGATGGTGGCGTTGGGGTAACCCTGGCTTTTGGCGATTTCCAGGTAGTAGCCGACGGCCTGGCTGCCGACCGCCAGCAAGCGGCGGCGCACGGCGAGGCGACGGTCGTCGAACAGCGGCGTGGCGCCGAGGCACGGGTCGGGCAGGTTCATCACCTGTTCCCAGTCCGGCACCAGTTCGCTGACGCCGGCCGGGTCCATCTCGTTGAGCAGATCGGCGGCGCGGGCGTCGAGGCGCGCCAGTTCGACGGCGACGCCTTCCAGCACTTCCTCAAGCTCCGGCACGCGCTCCGGATCCCACGCCGGACCACTCGGCAGCAAGGCGCGCAATTGCGCCTGGTATTGCGCGGCGGTTCTTATGGCAGCCATACGCAACCCCCGAAGGTGAGCAGTTCGCTGTCACCCGCGGCCACGTTCGCCACCGGCGCCGACAGCACGTGATCGGTTTCACCCGCCGCGCTGCTGATCGCTTCGCGGATATGGCTGATCAACAGATCCTCGCCCAGGTCGGCTTCACGGTTATGCAGGTCGCGCAACTGGGTTTCGACGGCGGCGCGCACGGCGGTGGTGTCGGGGGTCAGCTTCAGTTGATAGGTCACCGGTTTCTGCACCGGCGGACGTACATGCACTTCGGCAGTCACCGGGCGCAACGGCTCGATATAAGCCTGCACTTCGGCCAGTTGATCGGCATTCGGCACCGGTTGCGGATCGTCGTCGCGCATGATGTACACGCCGACGGTGCCCGGCCCGAGGAAGCCGCCTCGGCACCAGGCACGAGTCACGCCCGGCACTTCCAGCGCCCAGGTCTCGTAGTCGCTGGCCGAACCGCCGTGGGGGATCACGCGATAGGAACGAATGACCCGCGAGCGCAACGACTCCAGGCTTTCCCGCGCCACGCCGCCGTTCAGTCCCGGCGCCAGCACCACAAAACTGTTGCCGACTACACCGGTGATCGGCTGCACCGGCGTCAGCGCCAGCCCGGCCTCGGCATTGCCCAGGCTGCCGGCCTCCAGCGCGGCGATGCTGGTGCTGTTGACGCCATTGACGGTGGTGCGGGTGGCGGTGACTTTGAAGGTGCGACCGTCACTCGACTGCAGCAACGTATCGGCGTCCAGCACCGCACCCGCCGTGGCGCTGAAGCTGACTGTGCCGGTGGCGACCTGCGCCGGTTTGCGCGGCTGGTTCAGGCGCAGTGCGGCGATGCGTTCCAGGGTCGATTCATCGGCGGTGTCGGGCAGGATCTGCTCGGCAATCCAGTCGAGGTAGCCGTACAGACCATAAGCGGCGCCGCCGAGTGTGCGGGCCAGGACTTGCGCATCGGACTGGCGCAGCGAATCGCCGGCCAGGTCGCTTTGGGTGCGCTTGATCAGCACCGGCAGCGAAGGGGTTTCAAACGGCATAGATCACCTGCCAACTGTTATCGGGGTTGATGTCCAGGCGCTCGCCGTCGGCCAGGGTCAGGACCGTGCGCAGGTTCAGGCGCTGGGCGTCGAGGCGTTCGCTGATGATGTCGATGGCGCTGCAATGGCCGTCGTCGATCAGCCATTGCAAGGCTTCGCGGGCATAGAACTCGGCGTCCATCTGGGTCTGGCGGGTCAGTTTGACCCGGCGCAACAGCCACAGCCGCGAGCCGATACGATCGTCGGCCACGGTAGGAAAGGTGTCGCCCCACCAGCCGAAACGCTCCTCATCATCGAGGGCATCGTCGTCGGCGGCACGGCGCCAGGTGAACAGGCTGATCAGCACCGCACGGGTCAGCGCGGCGTGGAGGTTCTGACTGAAAAGCATCATTGACCTCCCGCCGGCGCGCCGGTCTGGCCACTGCCCGCCTGTACGCCAACGTGCACGTGCTTGATCTGACTGATGCCGCCGGCAACCTGATCGCCTTTGGAAACGATCTTGCCGGTCTGGTTGATCACCGGCGTCTCGAAGTTCACGGCAGTGCTGGCGCGGATGTTGAGCGTGGCGGTTTCGATGTCGATGATCCGCCCGCGCTTGAAGTGAATTTTGTCGCCCTCGTCGGTGTAGATCGCCACCTCGCCGGCCGCCAGCGATTGCAGGCGATAACGGCGGTCGGCGACCACCAGGGCGATGGCGTGGGAACGGTCGCCGCCGAGAAACGTGACGACGCCTTCGGCACCGGCCAGCGGATGGCTGGTGAAGCCGTAGGGTTCGAAGTGCTCCATGTCGTCGTTCACTTCACCGGCGGTGAGGCGCATTTGCAGCGATTGCAGCTTGGATGCCGAATTGGCGAGCACGACAGTGCCGCGCGCCAGCAGGCGTGTCAGTAGGCTCATAGGGTTTCCTTGGAGGGAGGTGCCGGCTCAGGCTTTTTTCGGTGGAGTCGGATTGGCGTCGAAGGTATGCGGCGGCGCCACTTGCAGCGTGGTCACCGAGCCTTGCGCCGACAGCGAATACGTCACCTTGGAGATCAGCATGTCGCCATCGAAACCGAGTACCGGATCCTTGACCTTCACCAGCGTGTTGTGGCGCCACAGATCGCCGTTGGACTGGCGCCAGCCCTGCACCTGATACGTGGTGGTCAGCGCCCGGCCCATGCGCGTGGCGCTTTCCCACTGGGCCCGCTGCTGGGCCAGTTCGAACGTCAGTTGTGAGCCTTCGTTGATGATCGTGGTGCGCCGACGCTTGAAGCTCAGGTCGGTGGCGCTGGATTCAACCTCGCTGACCGCCGCCCCGCTCTTCTTGTCGTTGCCCTTCTGCTGGCCGATCACCTTGTATTCGGAGAACACCTGGCTGTGATCCATCGGCGCATTGGCCGAGAGAATGTTCTTGCCCAGCTCCAGCGCATCGCTCGCGCGGCCGCCGCTGCCCGGTTTGGCCAGCACCAGCCGACCTTCGGCGTCATCGGTGGAAAACACCCGGTACAGCGAGAGCAGACGGTCGATCGACTGAAACACGGTTTCACCCGGGACGATGGTGTGTTTGCTCAGGCGCGCGGTCTCGGGAATTTCGTTGACCACAAACTGCGAGTATTCCCCGGCCAGGGCCTGGACGATGTTCAACAGCGGCTGTTCCTGCCATTGGCCGGGGATGTTTCGCGCCGCACAATCGACCAGATCCTGGGTCTTGGAACTGCCTTCGATGCTCAGGCTGATCTGCCGCCCGTCATAGCTGATCGGAGCCTTGAACACATAACCGGTGAGCACCAGATCCTGGCCGATCCGCACTTCGCACGGGTCGCCGGCCTTGATCCGCTGATCCACGGTCTGCCCCGGCCATTGCCAGGTGATGTCGAGTTTGAAGGTGCGGAACTGACGCTCCAGGTCCGCGGTGATCTGCACGCTTTTCCAGCCGCCGTATTCCATGTTGTTGACGGTCAGCGTGACGCGGTTGTCCATCTCACTCATGGCTCACTCCCTGGAAACTTTGACTTCGTTGGGTGGGAAGCTCGGATGAGACAGACCGTTGCGCTGAATGACCTCGGTCACACGGGTGGCGTCGCCAAACTGTTTGTAGGCCACGACCACTGCCGGAAAGGTTTCCTGAAAGGTTTTGCTGACCAGTCGCACACCGGATGAAGCCACGGCCTTGAGGTGCGCGATCAGCGCTTCCTTCACATCGGCGATGGCCTGGTAGTGCGCGGGGTCGGCCTTGTCCTGGGCCTTTTGCAGCGCTTCGTTCAACTCTTTTTGCAGCGTTTGCAGATCGTCGGTGACCGGCACTTCCTGACGCGTGACCGGCTGCTTCGATTGCTGGTCCAGCGAAGGTGTCGAGGTCAGTTTCACCGGCGTCGACGCCACCGGCATCGAGGCCACCCATTGCGCCACTTTGACGATCAGGGTGTCCTGCACCAGGTTGGCCATCGCTTGCGCGGCGGCGTTGGTGTCCTTGCCGGTGGTGATTTTCGGCGCATCGGCCTTGCGGATGGCTTCGATCTGTTGGGACACGTCGGCAATCACGCCACGGTAGCCCTCCTTCGCGAATGCTTTCAGCTCCTTGATATCGCCGAGCAACCCCTTGAACTCCGCCGCCACTTCTTTGGGCAATTCCTTCACCGCCCTGACCAGCTCGGTGATCTGCTTGTACTGCGCGATCAGCGGCTTCAACTGCTCCTTGATCACGTCGTACACGCCGGTGAGGCTGTTGCGCAGATTGGCGATGCCGATCCGCGCCGCCTTGATCAGGGTCATCGCCTGTTCGAAGCGCGCCACCGCCGAGCCGAGTAAACCTTCGGCCTTGATCAGCAGGACTTTTTGCGTGCTGACCGTCGCCGTCGGAAACGGCAGCGGTCGGTCCGGGTAGAACTTCAGACTGAACGTCACCATCCCGCCGTCCTGGCGGGTATGGGTCATGTCGCACTCGCCGACCTTGACCTGCAAGCGCCCCAGCCACGGATGCACCAGTTCGCCGCTGCCCTGTTCCAGGGCCTGGAGCAGCTTGTCGCGCTGCTCCAGGCAATCGGCACCGATGATGAACGCCGTCAGGTCGTGGGTCTTGGCCTGCTGGCCGAGGTCCTCGAAAAACGGCAGGTCGCGTTGCGGGTATTCGTGCAACTGCCCCTTGCGACCGACCGGGGTTTTCGCCTGGTCGATCCAGAAGCCGACACCGCGAAAGGATGCCGGCAACAAACGGTCACGCCAGTTCATTGGAACCTCCCATGGACAGCGAGCGATAGCCGATGCGCGAATTGAGCGCCAGCCCCGGTTGATTGGTTTGCGGTTGATCGGTGCGCAGCCCCGCCGGTGCGTTTTCGAAGCGCACCGTCAGGCCGCCTTCGAGTTGCGTACGGTTGTTGGCGGCGCTTTGCTGGATCAGTGCGCTGGAAGATTGCGGCAACGAGCCGCCCTGCAACGCACTGCCGCCCTCGGGTTTCGAGCTGGCACCGAAAAATGCCGGCGCCAGTTCACCCTTGCCTTCGGCATTGGTCTGGCGTTGCGCTTCGGTCAGGGTTTCGACCTTGCCGGTGACCTTGGCGATCAGCCCGGCGAAGCCACCGTCGAACAGTTCCTTGATCGGTGCGATGACGGTTTGCAGCTTTTGCCACAGCTCGCCGAACCATTCGGTGATCGGTCCCCAGTTCTTGATAATCTGCCCCAACGGCGTCCACTCGAACATGTTGTGCAGAAACTCCAGCACCGGCGCGGCCAATGCCTGCACCACGCCCCACAGTGCCGAAAACACTTCGCTGATCGGCTGCCAGTACTGCGCGATCTGCTCCAGCGGCGACCATTCGAACAGGCTCTGGAAGAAGCTTTTTATCGTTTGTGCCGACGCTTGCAACGCGGCCCAGACCGGTTCGAAAAAGGTCACGACGCTGCCCCAATTGTTGACGAGCATCCCCAGCGGGGAGTAGTCGAACAGGGTGCCGAAGAAGTCTTTGATGGCTTGCGCCGCCGGTTGCAACGCGGCCCAGATCGAGGCGAAGAAACCGCTGATCGCGCCCCAGTTGTTGATGATCATGCCCAGCGGCGTCCAGTCGAACAGCCCTTTGAGGAATGACATCACCGGCACACTCAAGGCCTTGAGCAGTTCCCAGATCGCCGAAAACAGTCCCGTCAGCGGTCCCCAGTTTTCCAGGATCATGCCGGCGGGCGACCACGAGAAAACCGACTTGAAGAAGTCGATCACCGGCGCGGTCACGACCTTGACCTTGTCCCAGATTCCCGAGAAGAACCCCGTGACCGGTTCCCACAGCGCCGCCAGTGCATCCAGCGGCCGCCAGTCGAGCACTGAGCGCAATGTCGCCATTGCACTGGCCCCGGCATTTTTCACGCCCTCCCACAATCCGGTGAAGAACGCGGAAATTGGTGTCCAGTTGGCCACGATCAAACCGGCCGCCAGCGCAACGCCCATGGCGATCAGCATGATCGGGTTGGTCTTGAGCACCATGCTCATGACGTCCATCACCTGAGTCATACCGGTGACGGCGGTCTGCATGGCGGAAAACGCAATTGCCCCCGCCGCCAGCCCTTCGACCAGTTTCGGGTTGTCGGCCAGCAGGCTGCCGACCTGGGTCAGCATCGGCTCCAGCCCGACGACCAATGCGCCCACCGCCGGCACCAGTGCGGCGTCCACCGCAGCGGATACCTTCTCCATGGATGCGCTGAACACGTTCATGTTCTGCGCGGCGGCTTTGGGCGTGTCCGGCAGGTCGACGGTTTTCGCCGTTTCGCTGACTTCGGTCAACTTGCCCTGAAACGCCGCAGCCGATTTGATGCCGTCCACGAACGGTGTAATCACGCTGCCGCCCTTGAACAGACCGCTGATGTCCAGTTTGCCGAGGCCGGTCTGTTCGAGGTTTTTCTTGAAGTCATCGACCTTCACTCGCAGGGCGCCGAGTTTGGGTGACAGTTCGTCGATGCCGGTAAGCAGCACCGACGCTTTAGCTTTGGTTTCTTCTGCCATCACTGCACCTGCTGCATCGCATTGATCCGTTGCGCGTGCTCCAGCGATTCGCGAAGCACATCCAGTGGCCTGGCCATCATCTGTTCGGGGTCAACCTTCCAGAACCAGGCCAGGTCATAGGCGACCGAAATCAGGTCGGTGATGGCTCCGACGCCGCACTCATGAAAAAACTCGCAACGGCCCAGCTCAGCGCGTTGAGGTCAGCCAGATCCAGCTGGTTGACCGACGACGGCGGAATGCCGGCGCACACGGCGATGTATTTGGCCGCCACGTCCATGTCGAGGCTGACCTCTTCGCTCTTGTCGATCTTGTACGGCAGCGCCTTGATCGCTCGCACCTCCTGCACCGTCGGACGGCGCAGGACGAGTTCGGTCAGGGGCTCGCCGTGAGCTTCGATCGCAACCTGAAGCTTCACGGCGCCGCTCATTGCCAGGTCCCCTTGATGCCTTCGAATTTCAGTTCGATGGTGGCGTCATCGCCTTTGGAGACGGGCTCTTCGACCAGGTAGGCACCGGCCAGTACATAGACTTTGCCGTTGCTGAATTCACAGGTGACGGTGATGTCGGTGCCTTCGATCAGCTTCTTCAGCGGGAAGTCGGCGGTGTGCAGCGCGGTCACCTTGAACGATGGCGCGATGTCGGTTTCCTTGTAGAAACCCGGTACGACGGTTTCGCGTTTGACGGCCATCAGCGGGGCTTCGCAGCCGCCGTTGATAGTCAGTTGTGCACCGTCGACCTTGACGTAGCAGGTGCCTGCAATCAGTTGACCCATGGTGTTACTCCCTTCAAATAAAAAGCCCACGCAAGGTGGGCTGAAATCACAGTGTCAGACGGGCCGATCAGGCGACGTCGTCGTACTGCAGGCGGAACTGGTTGAGCAGTGCGAACACGCGCAGACCGTTGATGTAATCCGGCGGGAACAGCACGTTCACGCGGCTCGGGTCCTGCACGTCGCGCTCGACGATCAGGTGCTCGGCGAACAGCTCGGCGTTTTCCACGTGGCCTTCGAGTTCGAGCTTGGCGTACTGGGCGATCAGCTCACCGCGAATGGTCGCCGGCGTGACGATCGGCTGGCCGGCGCCGAAACGGGTGCCGTCGGAAGCCAGTTTGTGGCGACCGTACTTGCTGGTGATCACGCTTTGCAGACGACGCACGATGAACGCCGACTGGTGCATGGTTTCGCTGTCCAGGTACGAGTTGTCAGCCTGGCCGTAAGCGTTCTTCTGGTAGGTGGTGATCGAGCGCTGGATGCGAACGTAGCCGCCTTCGTAGTACGCGGTGGCGATGCCGTAGTTGAGCAGCGACTGACGCTCGGTCAGGGTGAAGCGCTCGCTCGCCGGCGCCGGATCGACGCCCGGCAGGCTGCCGCTCTGGGTCGGACGGCTGGCGTCAGCCGAGATGAACACCGCAGTGCGCGCGGCCAGTGCTGCAGCTTGTACCCACACCGGTTGTGGAACGCCCGGTTCCAGCGCCTGAATGGTCATGTGCTGGTCGTTGCGAGCCTGACCGGCTGCCACCAGCGTGCCGACGGTGCCGCGCTTGGCGCTGTAGACGTGACCGAACAGTTGCTTGGCCCACGACCAGCGACCGGTGCTGTCATCCATCACCGCTTGCCAGGTGTTGAGGGTGGCCAGGTCGGACCATGGCAGTGTGATGAATTCGAACGGCTCATCACCCAGTGCGGCAACCGCTTCAACCTGGTCAGGCACACCGACGCCGCCGGTCATGGCGGTGATCGCGGTGGTCAGGCCGGCCGGGGTTTCTTCGCCGTTGCTCTTGCCCAGGCGATTGAATTGCAGGCTGATGTCGTTGCCGCTCTCGCCGGTCCATTTGGCGTTCAGCGTGACGACGCCTTCGGCCGCTGCTGCGCTCACCGGCAGATCGGCGGTGGCGTTGATTTTCTGTGCCAGGGCGGTGGCCGCCTGGGCAGCGGTGGCACCGTTGACCACGGTAGCCTGGACGCGGACGCCGCCGACATACAGGTTGAGCACGCCGGCCTGAGTCGCGGTGCCGGTCAGGGTCAATACGCCTTTGGCGATGGCGCCGGTGGCGTTGTGCAGCGGCAGGCACCAGATCTCACCGATCGGGTCGGCCTTGCGGAAGGTCTCGTACATCGAGGCGAGCATCGAGCCCTGGCCGCCAATGCTCTTGGCCAGCGCCACGCTGGAGACCAGCACCAGTTTGCCGACTTCGCTCGGAGCGATGTTGTCGTTGACCTGCGCCACGATCAGGCGGCGCATGGACGAGGACGCGCTATTGGCGGCCGAGTTGTCCATTTCGGCATAGAACAGCGGTACACGAATGTCCGCAGGGATGTTGCTGAATCCGATCGCCATTATTTGGCTCCCTTTTGTTTGGCTGTTGCGGTTTTGAGGGTGATATCGCCGTCGGCCAGACGCCGGCGCCACCAGGCGCTGTCCAGCACTTCACGGCCTTCCAGTGGCAGCAGGTCGCCGGCTTCCGGGTCCGGCACGGCACGGCCAGGGGCCGGCACTACGGTGATGCGGTTGCTCATGGGGTTACGTCTCCAGAGAAAGTCATTTCCACGCGCCCGTCAGGGCCCGGGCGTTTCAGGTTGGGGTCGGCCGGGTCGATCGCATCGACCCGCACGGTGGCCCCGGTAAAGGACGACAAACCGTCCAGTTCGCGTTCGTGCCAACTCTCCGCAGGCTGACTTGGCAGATTGCGGCCCAGCTGGAACTCGGCAAAAAAGCGCAGCCGGTAGAACGCGCGGCTGCTGTTGATCGAGACCGTTTCGCCGCCGTCGTAAACGATGGCGCTGTAGTTGGAATCGGGTTTGAACCCCACCAGCGCCCGCCACAGTTCGGCGCGCAGGTCGTGCAACAGATCCAGCGCTTTTGTGGCGTCCGTGGCATCCAGTGCCAGGATGATTTCGAAGCGGTCGCGGATCGGTTGGCTGAGGGAGTTCTGTGAAGAGCTGGCGCTGGCTACGTCCGACAGCGGTAAAACATGGGCCGAGGGCATCGGCAGATTCGGGTCGCCTTGCAGCAGCGCCAGGTCGACACCTGTCGCGATATGGCCGGCAAGGCTTGGGCATTGCGCACGCAGCTGCGTGAGGATCGGGGAGATCTTCATGGGGAGCGTTCCAGGATGTAAGAGTGGCCACAGTGATGCGTGTGGCGGTGAGACCGGGGGATCAGTCCTTGGCTTTTGCCTCGGGATCCCGGCCGGTCGCTTCGATCAGGCAGCGATAGCTTTCCTCGCGCTTGCCGCTGGCAGTGACTTTCTCGATCGACCAGCGACCGCGCATGAAGTCCGGCCAGGTATCGTCGAGTACCAGCAGACCTTCGGCTGCCAGCAGGGGATCGCCCGGGCAGGTGACCTTCAGCTTGTATTTCTCGCGCAGCATCTTGCGCACTTCGGCCTCGCCGATGGCTTTGGCTTCTTCTTCGCTGGCCAGTTTCTGGCGAATGACCTTGTAGGGTTCGGAACCGGTGATCACCTCCCGCAGCTTGCCGAGAGCACCGTCCCAGAATGATGTTTTGCAACCCTGATTCTGGGTGCGTGCAGTCTCTTCCAGCGTGGCGCTGATGAAGGCGTGATCGCCCGGCCGATTGTTGTGGGTCACCGACAGCCTGACGTCCGGTATCACCTGGCCCGACAGGTTTTTGAGCTGTGCCGGTTTCGCCAGTACATAGAGGTCGTTGAACGGTTTGGCCACCGCGTCGTACTTTTTCGCCAGGCGTGTGATGAAGCCCATGTCGGTTTCGTTCGACTGGTCGACATGAGCGATCCTGATCAGCGCCAGTTCGGGATCCACGCGCGGCGAGAATCCGTGTCTCGAGACCAGCTCGCGAAACAGTCCCCCAAGGGTTATAGGGCCATGACTGGCCGTGCGCCGTTCCTTGAATCCGGTGTCGTCCTTGCCGCTGAAAGGCGCGGCGGTCGCGACCAGCGTCAGGCGCAGCGGGAACAGCGTCGGTGTCAGTCGGGTGACCTTGAACTGGCCCTTTTCGACCAGCCCGGTCTCCAGATACCCCACCCGCAACCCGATGGTTCCGCCCAGGGTCGGCAAGCCTTCCAGGCCTTCCAGGTCGATCACCAGCGTCAGTTGATCGGACTCCATGCCGGCGGCATCGATGTGTTCCCAACTGATCAGGCGCTGGTTGAGCAGGTCCTTGTTGGCCCCGTAGATTTCAATCGCCGGCGTAAATCCCTGTGCCATGCAGCCTCCTTAATCCCAGGCCAGAACCGGTTTGATTGCGGCGGGTTTCGAATCGAGTTCCGGCAGCGTCACCCAGACACCTGCCGGCAGGATCGGGCCGTGCTCGGCCAGGGTCGGGTTGAGTGTCCACAGGGCTTCTTCGGCGCTGTCATCGCTGCGACCGGTTTCGCGGTAGAGCAACATATTCACCGAGTCACCGGCCACGCTTCGTACCTTACGCATTGTTGAACTCCGACAATCCGATGACCCACTTGATCACCATCGCGGTGCCGTCATCGATGACCTCGCTCTGGTTTTCGTCGATGCTGTTGATCCGCCACAAACCCCAGTTGCGACCGATGCCGTCAATCAACGGCAACGGTACACGCAGTGCTTGCAGCGCACGCAATTCATCGAGCCGTTCCATCCCCACGGCGTACATCGAGGTGCCGGAGATGGTCAGGGTTTCAGGCTTCTGCCCTGTCTGATGGGATCTGGGTTTGCTGTTGAGGATCTGCAACTCGGTCCAGCCACCCTCGGATTTTCGCGACAGCGTGCTGTACGCAAAATCCCGGGACAGTCCGAAGATGAAACTGCCCAGTGCCATTTGTTGTTTCATTGGGCGACTCCATCGGTCAGGGCTGCGTCGCGGCGGGTGGCGAGCGGGTTGTTGGTCAACAGCGGCAGGAACTCGCCGTGGAATTGTCCGCTCAGTTGTTGCCCGATGATCGAGCGAATCTGCTCGGCAGTGTCCGGTGCCGGACAGGTGACCTGGATCAGTGGGGAGAAGGTGACTTGCTGGTTTTGACTTTGAGTGGGAGCGTTGACCAGGTTTTTCGCGACATCTCCCGGTGCAGCGAGTTTGTCGGTGGGCGGGTCCGCGAGTTTTTCTGATAGCCATGAGCCCGCCATTCCGCCCAAGGCACTCCCGATGCCTATGCCGACACCTGGAAAAACAAACCCGCCGATCACAGCGCCAATGGCTGCCCCTGCCAGCTCGGCTTTTGCGCTTCCCACCGCTTTTTCATCACCTTCACGCAGGCCTTTCAGGCCTGTGTAAGCGGCGTGCGCCACCACTAACGGGGCAGCGACCTTACCCACCAAAGGTGTCATCCGGGACAGCATCGGCATGATCTTGGCTCCGAAACTCCGCACCGCAGGCATGACTTTGGCTCCGAAACTCCGCACCGCAGGCAAGACCCTGGCAGCCGCACGCTTGATCGAAGGCATGACCTTCATCGCTGCACCACGCAGGCGATTGCCCAGGCTTTGACGAACAGCGGGCGTGCGGGGCTTGGCACTTTTCGCAGTGGTTTTAGCCTGCTTGCCCTGACCCGACTTGCGAGCCGAACGTTTCTTTTTGCGACCGCCACCGTTGTCATCGTCACCGGTGATCATATCGCCGACTTCGGACGGAAGACGTGCTGCGGCCAGGCGCAGAAGCCTCGTGGAGACCGCATCAAGCACTGCAGACACGCCGGTTTTCAGTGCCCCCGCCACGAACGGCGTGGCAGCCACCCCAAGCAATGTCAGTGCAGCGGTGACGAACGGGAAGGTTTCGGCCGCTGCGCTCAGTCCATTGACCACCGCAGTAAGCCCGGTGGCAATGCCGTCTGTCACCGGGGCCAATGCATTGCCGACTGCCGTGGACAGCCGGTTTAGACTCGCATCCAGCGCATTCCAGCGTCCCTGCGATGTATTGCCATAAGCCTCAGCGGTTGCTCCCGCCGAGCCTGCATACAGGGACTTGTCAGCAACCAGCTTGAACGCCGTTTGAACATCCTCAGGCTTCTTCAACAACTCGAGGATTGCATCATTGTTGCCAAACAGCGTTTTAGTCAGCGAAGCCTGTTTCTCCTCAGGCTGTTGCTTGAGTTGTTCCAGAACCAGCTTGATCGTTTCGGGTGCATCGCCACTCATCCCGTGCGCGAGCGACTCCGGGTTCAGACCTATGTCGGCCCAGGCCGAGCGCTGCGCCGATGACGCGGATTCTCCCTTGCCCAGAACCGTCGTGAAACTCTTCAGCGCCGCTCCGGCATCGGTCTTGTCAGCGCCGCTGTTGAGGAACGCCGCCGCAAGTGCAGCCACTTGTTCGGGTGTCATCCCGGCAGCCTTGGCGTCCTGACCGGCGCTTTGAACGACGGAGCCGATGTCCGCGGCTTTGACGTTCAGGCCACTGTTGCCAAGGTAGTTGGTTGCGTCTGCCAGATCCTGGCTCTGCACCTGATCAAGCTTCAAAGCGGTGCGCCAGCCCGACAACATTTCGCCAGCCGCCTTGACATCCATCTTGAAGGCCGAGGCATTGATGGCGGCATCACGGGAGAAATCCTGTAACGCCTCGGTTTTCTGCTCGCCCTTCAGACCATCACTGATGCCGGACCGCAGCCCTGCGAGTTGCACTTGCAACAGATCCGCGCCGGTAGCCCCGCTGGGGGCAACCCGTTTATCACTAGCGATTTCCAGGTTCTTTTCCGAAAGACCCTGAAGCGATTTCGTGCTCAGGTGCAGCACCTGATTCAATTCAACCAGCGCCGTCTCGTTGGCCATCGCCGATTGCAGTCTTTTCGGTGGCGGGCGCTGCTCGATTTCCGCCTTGAGTTTTGACTTCGGCTCACTATTGGCGGCTGGCGGCGCCGTGACGACCTTGAACAACGACTGCTGGCTGACCAGCAGTTCCCGCAGCTTGATCTGCTCCTGCGTGAGCAAGCGAATATCCACGCTGACCAGCGCCATAGTCAGATTCAAGTCCTGCAGCGGTTTGCCAAAGCCATCGGCCACCGCCAACCCGGCTGCTGCGTTGCCACTCTCATTGGCGTATGTGAGCGCAAATTTGCTCTCTGCCATGCCGCTCTACTCCTGTTTCACGCCAAGGCGAGTGATCGCTATGTCGTAGCGGCGCAACGCCTTTTCGGCGTCCCACTCCAGAATTTCCGCCTCACTTACCGGGTAAATGAGCGGCACGATATCGAGGATTACTTCGATGTCGCGTTCCGAAAGAAGGCCGCCGGCTGGTTTAAAAAATCGTCGATGCGCACCTGCAATTGCGTCCAGTCCGGCACGCTCATCAGGGCCAGGTCGGGGATCATCAGGCCGGTGCAATGGGCGGTGATGAACTCGGCGCGTTCCTTGGCCGTTTTCAGTTTCTTCATCACTTTTGTGGCCCGCAGCGCCGGCATTTCCAGGCTCAGCGAAGTCACGGTGCGGCCGGTGACGGCGAGCGGCAACAGCAGTTGCACCTGATCGGGATCGTCGGACTGTTCCGCGTCTTCGACCTGGTCGAGAAAGTACGACGCCGGACGGGTCGAGAATTCGTGCACGTACTGCGCGATGGTCACGTAGTCCGGACGCTTGAGCTGGTCGAGTTCCTTGACCGACAAGCCGGTGGCCAGCAGCGCCAGTTCGAAGAACTGGTCGTCTTCATCGTCGCCTGCGCGTTCCAGCGCTTCTTTCTGGGCGGCGTAGAACAGCGGCTTGAGCTGGATCGATTCGATCTGCGAGCCGTCGTCACCGGTGATCGGCGACAACAGGTCATGCTTGGGTGGCATCCACGACATGAAAGGAATTCCTTGGGTGTTCTTGAAGATTCCTGTGGGCATGAACGCCCACAGGTTTTGTGCCTGATCTGCCGAAAGGCTTACGGCATCAGCACCGCACGACGGGCATCACCGAGGATATCGACGCCGTTGAGCACGAACTTCTGGGTGCGCACGTCGATGTCGATCACCGGCACGCCGTTTTCCAGGCGGTTGTAGGTGCGGCAGGAGAACTCAAGCGTCGTCAGGGCTTTGCTACCCATTTTGATTGCTTCTTCACCCATGGTTTTGAGCTTGCCGCCGATGGTGTGATAGGTGAACCAGGTGTTGCCGTCCTGGTCCTGACCGGCTTCACGCACGTTCAGCAGAATGTCGTCGCCCAGTTTCACTCCCATCGCCAGCAGCACTTCAGCGCCGGTGCCTTGCAGCTTGAGCGTGGCATTCAGCGCCTTGGCGCTCTTGGCCATTTCCTCAACGATGAAGCGACCGCCCGTCATACTTTCCATGTCGAAATCGATTTTCGGCGGAGTGAATTCCTCCACGGTCGCCGACAGCGGCAGGCCTTGCAGGGTGGCCGCGATGGCCTGTCTTACGCGGTTGGTAAACATTAGAGAACGTCCTCCAGGAACTGCTCGATGATTTCATCGCGGGCGTTGAGTTGATAAACCATGTGTTCGTTCGGCGCGTAGCGGCCGTAGTCGATGACCACGTACCAGGTGCCGTTCTTGTACTTCTCGACGCTGTTGAGTTCCGGGTGCAGATACACGCTGCCGCCGGGAATGGTTTCGTCGGCGACCAGGGTCTGCAGCCAGTCGTTGATGCGTTTGACCTCCTGATCCATGAACGACTTGGTCAGGTTCTTGGCCATGGCTTTCTGGCCGGCCTTCACCAGCTTGCGGCTGATGGCGTCTTCCAGACCGACGTAGCTGATGAACTTGCCGGTGATCGAGCGGTTGCCCAGCAGCGAGAAGCCGCCAAGGATGGTGCGGGCGTAGTAGCTGACGCCGTAGCGGTTGAGCAGATCGCCTTCGGTAGAGGTGTCGAGGATGTTGTACTCAACGACCCGCGACACGTCTTCGGCGTAGGTCACCTGGTTGCCCGGGCTTTCCCACTGCTTGACCTTGGCCAGCGCGGCAATCGCCAGGCTGGATGGCGCAAGGAACACGTTTTTCTTCGCGGCTTTCGAGTACACGGCCGGCATGTTGTGCACCACCAGGCAACGATCGAAACCGAGGTCAGCGCCGCCCAGTTCCTGGCTGTACAGCACCTGATCGGCGACCGAGGCGTCCTTGCCGTCCAGCACCACACGGGCCTTGATGCGCTTGCCGAACGAGGCGAACTCGCTGGCCACCGCCTTGGTGCCGGTGAAGCCCGGCGCGCCGATGATGGTCAGGTCTTCCGGGACGCTGCCCAGTGCCGCCAGACCGAGCTTGCGGCCGGTGGCCGGTTCAACACCGCCGATTACCGCGTTGACGGTGTCAGCCGGGGTCGCGCCCGCTTCGACGATCACCACGTACACCGGCACCTTGACCACTTTGAGGATCTGGTAAACGGCGTGGTACAGGGTGCCCTCTTCCGAACCTGTCGGATCGAGCAGCGCGTGGGTGGTGAAGCTGTTGATGCGAAACGGTGCGTTACGCGGAATCAGCGGATCGGCTTTCGGCGCGGTGCCGACCAGACCGATGACGTTGTCGCCCAGGCCACCCATGGCCTCGGGGGATTCGGTGGCATTGACGGTAATGCCGTTGTGCTCGAAGTTCAGAACCTCAGCCATAGTCAGTCAGCCTTCTTCGCAGCGGCCTTCACGGCCTTGGTGGTAGGTGTTTTTAGCTCCAGTCGACCGGCGCTGTGCAGCGCACTGGCCTCGACATCGAGCAGATCGAGTTCCTGGCCGACGCTCGACCAGTGCCCACCGCCGGTGGGGAATGGAACGAGCACGGTGTAGGTTTGGCGGGTTGCCATTTTTCGTTTCTCCATAAACGGGAAAGCCCCTCGTGGGGAGGGGCTTGGCGGGTGTTGAATGTGTTGGGCAGACAAGAAAAAGCCCCGACGTGCGGGGCGTTTATTGAAGGGTTGGGTCTGATGTGCCTGGCGAGTAATCCGGCCAGCCATCCTTGAGTAATTCATCGGTATAGGTTTCGGCAATCACCGCTTCTGTCAGCGCCTTCTCTCGGTCAAAACAAGCCTGAACATGAAAGCGAACAGCCTTTGCAATACCGAGAATCTGCGCCGAGGTCAGCTGGACAAAACCAGTTACAGCCTTGTAACTGCAGTGATAGGCAGGATCCAGCATCGCTGAGACGGCCATGCCGGCGATCAGCGATTGGCTGTCTCGGGAAGTATCGATAGCGACGCCATCGACCACGATGCCCGAGCCTTCACGACGGAATCGCTCTTCGGCAATACAGGTCAACCGACGGCTTTTTACCAACGTGCCGTAGGCATGACCAAACGCCTCTTCCAGTTCGTTTTCGGTAGGTTCATGGTCAAAAAGAACCTCGCCGTCAGCCAGCGGCCAGTCCGGGGCGACACAACGAAAGGCCGTCCCCACATTTGAGTAAGCTCTCAACATAGGTAACTCCTTAAAAACTGTATTGCGAGATGAAGATGCTGTTTGCACTCGGTACGGATGTATCCACGGTGTAGTAAATCGTCTGGGATGTCGTCATTGCCATATCGGAAAATGCGCTGAGAACCCCCAGCCTGGCTACCCCACCAATTCCTACAGTCTTCATTCCACTACCCGTTGCATCCGACGCGATCCCGAGATAACCACCTCCACCCGTTTCAGCATTCGCAATGTAGTGAACATATCCACCAACGGTCTTGGCGTTCTTCGGAACCACAGCTGCCAGGGAAAGGGGTGTCCATGTCTGTGACACGCCGTTGGACAGAATTGACGTTTTACCGATGGATACCAACCGCTGATGTTGGGTACCGACTGACATCAGTCGACTCGCATAGGTCTGCCAAATACTGACCAGTGCACTCGCTGTGTAACCGACTGGCATATTGGAACCGCCGTAGACTTCAGGGATTGAAATCGAAGTGGCGTTGACGGCCAGCATCTTCGCCACTTTGGAGTCAGGGTTGTAGATGACATAGATGCCGACGCTGCCACTGGCAGGAGCAGAACCAATGTCCATTCCGCCAGCGCCAACCGTTGTCAGGTCGATGGACAGGTTGACGTTCGACAACCTGTACTGGCCAACACCCGGCTGCTCGACAATCAGTTGGTCAGCGGTCAGCGTTGCAACCGAAGCGGCGACAGGCAGCGACATTCTCAGATTACGCGCGGCGCCAACTTCTGCGCCGCTGAGTCGAGCCAGTCTGGTTTCAGCTGCCAACGCGGCGACATCAATATTTCCCTGATTGACCGGTGCGTTCCAGGCCTTGATGCACCACATCACGGCGAGGTTGCGTGGGCGCACGGTTTTCCAGTACGAACCGGTATTGAGGGCGGTGACACCGGTGGATGTGTAGTAGATGTCGCCTTTGAAGTCAGGTGCCGGATCGGCATCGATCGCGTCGGAGTTGCCAATGCCTTGAACGGCTGGCGCCTCGGCATTGTCACCCTGGATTTTCGTACCGGCCTGGTAGCTACCGACATTACGACCGGCGTCTATTCCACGTCCATGATCCCAGCCACGCAGGAACTCACCGCGAGACTCCGGCAAGCGGAAGTTGCCCGCGCCCTCATCCCCTTTGTTGAACTTTGTACCGAGATAAGCCGCCAGATCCGGATAGGTCGCAATGCTCTGCACACTGCCATCCAGTTCAAGATACCCGGCAGGTACGAGGCCTGTTGGAAATGCCATGACAGCACCGACCGGAACAGAAGATTTGAGCTGCGCGACTTCATTGGCCAGTGCGGCGACGTCGATGTTTCCCTGATTGATCGGCGCGTTCCAGGCCTTGATGCACCACATGACTGCAATGCTGCGCGGACGGGTTTCCGATCCGCCAGTGGCAGTCGTCTGTGGTGTTCCGTTGCTATCGGAGCGGTTGCCACGAGCGACCTTGTCCTGGCCAAATCCGCTCGGATTGGCAGGCGCATCAACCTGGTGAACGTGAGACTTAAGCTCATCAGGCGCCCAAGAGCCAATCGCCCGACCTGGGTCTACACCACGACCATGATCCCAGCCTCGCAGGAACTCACCACGTGATTCCGGTAACCGGAAGTTGCCTGCACCCTCATCACCTTTGTTGTAAGTGGTGCCGAGATATGCCGCCAAATCCGGATAAGTCGAAGTGCTCTGCACACTGCCATTCAGCTCAAGAAAGCCAGGTGGAACGATCCCCGTCGGGAACGCCATGACGGCGCCCACCGGAACGGCAGATCCGAGCCGGGACACTTCCTTGACCAGTGCCGCTACGTCAATGTTTCCCTGATTGATCGGAGCGTTCCAGGCCTTGATGCACCACATGACGGCAATATTGCGGGGGCGGGTTTCCGTGGAAGTACGAGCCACCTTTGAAGCATCAAGGATCACACTGTGGTAAGCGTCTTTCTGGTTGAGCGGCGATGGGGACCGGCTCATGTTGCCCATTGTGAACGCACCACTTACGGTGGTGATATCAAGATAGCCATCAAAGGTGCCGTAGATGTTCTGCAGGGTGTCAGTCTGAGAACTGCCGATTGCCCGACCGCCATCGATACCACGCCCATGATCCCAACCGCGCAAAAACTCCCCACGCGCCTCCGGCAACCGGAAATTCCCGACGCCCTCATCCCCCTTGTTGAACTTGCCGCCCAGATAGGCGCTCAAGTCCGGGTAAGTCGCGCTGCTCTTGACGCTGTTGTCCAGTTCCAGGAAACCCGGGGGCGGCGTATCGACAGGGAACGCCACAATCGAACCCACCGGCAAAGCGGACGCCTTGGCAATCAGCGCTTCCACTTCAGCCTTGGTGTAGGAGTCCTTGATGCCGAAACCGGCCAGCGTGTCGGGATTCGAACCCGCAGTCGCACGGCCATATTCGTCGACGCTCAGACTTTTGTAAGTACCGGCAGTAATCCCGGTACGCCCCGCGAGCATCTTGAATGTCAACACGGTTGTGCCGAGGGTAATCGGCGCATTGGTGGTCAGGTGCCACAGCGAATCGCCGTTGAGCGTGCCCTCTTCCACCATCACCGTCAGGCCCGGTGTCACCTTGGCACTGACGTTGGCATCGTTGGCCCGAATCCAGTCACCGTTGGCGACGATCCACAGGCCGTTGTCCTTGGCCAGGGTCTGGTTCGGCAGCAGCACGCGGTCGCCGGCGATCACCGCCACGCCGTCGATCTGCTGTGCACCGTTCAACACGACATTGCCAGTCGCAGCTACGCGAACCGACTGTTTGCCATCGAGTTTGCCGAGTTCTTCGGCGAGGTAACTCATGACCCAAGCGCGGGTGGCCTTGACCACCGTGTCATCGATCAGCAGCGTCACCAGCGAGGCATTGCTGGTCTCGAAAATCGAGCGGATGTAGAACTCTTTGCCCGAGCCGGAGGTAGCCAGTACCGGTTTGAACGACTCCGGGTATTTGACGATGGCGTAGAGAATCCCGGTGTCGGTCCACAGCCCCGCTTCACGCACATACCACCCGCCGACGTCCGGCGGGATGGTGACTTCGGCGAGTAGCCAGCTCGGATTCTTCTCGTCCTGGAACAGCGCGTTGAGCGGTCCGCGCCAGACTTCGCGTTTCAGCGCGGTGGCGGTTGCGGCCGGGTTGTAGACCGAGCCACCGCCGTCGCCGACGGAAATCTGCGTCAGCTTGATCGGTACGCCCGCCGCCTTGCAGGCGGTTTCGTAGGCAATCCCTGCGTTGGTGAGCAGGGTGTAATAGTCAGCCATTCAGGCCCCCTGAGGATAAATAGTGGATGTTTCGACGGTGTACAGCGCCGCCGCCATGAAGGCCTCGCCGGATGTCTCAAGCCCTTCGAGGAAAACCGGATAAACCGTGGTCAACTCACCGCAGAAGGTCGCGGCGCCGATGACGTGATTGCCGAAGGCGCTGAGGCCGACCGACACCGAAAGCACGTCCCGTTCGCTCTTGGCATCCGCCAGGCGTCGGTCGAGACGGGCGTCGATTTCTTCGCTGTAGGGTTGTTCGGTGAAGGCGCGTACTGTGAAGCTGTAAGGCTCGCCGGGCGGTGTCTGTTCGTACCAGGCGCGGATTTCCGGCCTGAGCTGCAAACCCTTGGCGGCGTTCTCCAGCGCCTTGCGAGTGCCGGCCTGGCGCGCGGTGGGCCAGGCCAGTTCAACGGTCAGGCGCTTTTCCGCTTCCGGTGCGTCGGTGCTCCACTCGGCAACCCCACGATCTGCTGCGAGATACGGCAGGAAGGCGACGGGGGTTGAGGCCGGGTTCATCAGTTCTGGAAACGGCGGCGCAACGCGATCAAGTAGTGCGCCGAAGCCGATGTCGAGTGCCCGTTCCAGCGCCGAGCTGTTGGCCGGCAGCAGAGTTGGACGCGGTGTCTGATCGGTCATAGCGTCTGCACCTCGACTTCGACCGCCGTGCAGTACGGCGCTTGAAACGCCGAGCACACAACGGAATCCAGAGGTTCAAGAATCTGCAACTGCACGGCGCCGGCGCTGTGCAGCGTGTAGTCGATCCAGCTCGGATCGACCCGGCCTTCCAGGCGATGGCAACTGTCGGCGTAGGCCTGCAAATGCTGCTGCGCGGCGACTTTGGTCAGGCCCGAATCCGGACCGGAATTGATCTTCGCCACCACGCGGATTTTGTAGCGCTGAATCTCGGCGCCTTTGACTGTGACCTTGTCGGTCTCCGGACAAACATCGGGCCGGGCAAAGTGTTGGCGTACACCTTCGAGCAGCGTCGTGGACGGCGTACCGTCGCCCTCGCGGGCAAGCACGGTGACTTGCACTTCGCCGGGCGCGGTGCGACGACCGTTACCGTCCTTGACCTGCGCGGCGAGGCCGTCCGGGTCGAAGGTGTAGGTGACGTTCACAACCCCCGCATCGGTGGATTCGACTTTCACCGTCGGCCGTTCGCCCAGGGTGAACACCTCGCGGCGATACTGCATCCGCGAACCTGCTGCCGGCGCATGGGGCGCCAGGTAATAGCGCAGCCGGGCATCGTCGTCGCTCTCGTAAATCGCCGGCACCGGCGGGAATGCCGCCGGATCGCCCGGGTCGAGCAACTGGCGCTCCAGGCCCATGTCCGCGAGCCGCGCATCAAGGTTGCTGCCGGTGGCCCACCACGCCAGCATCTGCTTGATGCGGGCGTTGTATTTGCGTTCGTGGGTTTGCAGGCGAACGCAAAAGGCCTCCAGAGCCAGGGTCAGCAGTTCGCTTTCGTTTTCCAGGCTGGTCTTGAGCTTTTCCGCGCTCTGCGGCGAACGTGCGCCGACGTACTCGACCACGAAGGTCTTGAACTCGGCGAGCAGATCCTCGAAGGCATCGACCTTGATCAAGGAGGGTTCGGCCAACTGATTCTGGCCGGGGATCAACATGCTCATGTCACGACCTCGAAAGTCTGTTGGCGGTTTTTCCAGGTACCGGCAAACCGCAGCAGCAAACCGGCGCCCTGTCGGGTGGCGACGATCACGCCGGGCTGGAAATCGCCGATGCCGTTTTGCGGGTTGTAGAACGCCTGGGCCGCGTGGCTCTGGGCGAGCAACAGGATGTCGTCGCCCAGGTTCTGCCCCAGCAGCGTGGGGATCAGCGAACCGTACAAGGGCCGTTTTTGCCGGGTGCCCAGCGGCGTGGTCAGGGCCCGAGTCGCGCGCTGCACGAATTGCAGCCAGTCGTCGACCGTGGCCCCGCTGTCTCTTTCGATTCCGATCATGGGAAGCTCTTGATTCAGGGGCTGATGACGCGGCCCTGGTGATCCACCAACGGGCCGCTGAAGTGCACGCCCGAGGCGTCGATGGTCAGCCCGACCGCGCCCAGTTGCAGGTTGATCGCTTGCGGGGTCATCGCCAGCCGTGCCGGCCCGATGCTCAGCTCAAGCGACTCGCGAGAACCGTTGAAGGCGGCCGGGCCGTTTTGCCAATGCAGCGTGTGCGTGGCGTCGTCGTAGCCGCTTTCGCTGCCGTCCTGATGGACGCGACGAGTCAACGTCGGCACCGTCGAGGTCGGTGGAAAACGGTCACTGTTGAGGCCGAACAACGCCACGCTCTGCGCGCCGCTTTCGCCGCTGCCGTAGTTGAACAGCAGACACTGCTCACCCACCGTCGGGATCCGCGACTCACTCTGCGCGCCGGCGCTGGGGTTGAAGAACTTGATGGCGGGTGTCAGCAATCCGCCGTGGCTGACCCGGCAGGTGTTACTGGCGGCATCGACTTCCTGACAGATGCCGATGCGGCAATAACTCTCGGCGCGCCGGTGCAGGTCTTCGATCTCCGCTTCCATCTCGGCCAGGCGTTCAATGATCGGGCCCAGCTGCATTCGCAGTAACGCGTCGAACATCGGTCAGGCCTCCAGCGTGGTGTATTGGTCGGGATCGTCGATGTCGCTGACTTCCCAGGTGCGGGCGAATTTCGGTGTACCGAGCGGGTCGTCCAGCAGGGTCGGGCCCAAGTAGAGGGTCTGGTTGAAAGACAATGTCCAGGCTTTGTTCGGCTGGTCGGCGCGGATGAGCAATGACGGCAATCCATCGATGTTCATCGGCAGATCGCATTGATCGCCGGACAGGCCCCAGCGGTTGTCGGTGACCAGGTTCTTCAGGGCGGCGATCAGGTCACAGGCGGCAAACGCCGTGGCGGACAGCGCCGGAATGACTTGCAACGACAGCGTCAGCACATGGGCGATGCGCCCATTGGCGGCGCGCTCTCCCGGTGCATTTCGCTCGATGTCGATCAGCACCCAGGCCTTGTCGCCGGGGGCCGTGAAGTCATCGTGACTGCCGACCTGCACGTTCAGCTCGGAGCTGTTGCGCAAGGCTGTCGCCATCGCCGTGAACAGTTGCGAAGGCTGCTGGATCGGTGCGGGCATGCTTGACCTCCTTTTTCTGATGTCCACGCGAAGTCCCGCCGCACGGCGTGCAGCGAGACAGGAAAGTGAGGGGTTATTGCGGATCGCGCGGCGGAACTTCGCAGACGCCGATGCGCTTGGCAGCCCAGCGCTCGTAAAGGCCGATGGCGACGTCGGCACCGGCCATTGCAGTGAGGCAACCAAATGCCCCGGCGGCCCAGATCGACATGCCGGCGGCGTACAGCAGCATGATTGCCGACACGCCGCAGATCATGCAGGCACCGGAGCGCAGGGCCAGTCGCCGCAGCAGTGGCCAGCCACGGGCGCCCTCCTTGTCGGCGCGCCACATTTCGCCGGACACCCCGCCCACGACGGCCAGGAGGATGACCAGCCAGATCGGCATGTCCGCCAACGCTTGTTGCTCGTTTGTCATGTCACGCCTCCGTGGGTGATTGATGAGTGATGTGTGTGGGGTTCAATCGATTTCTCTTGAGGTAGGCATTCCAAAAAGCCCGGCAACTCGCCGGGCTTTTCAGTAATGCGCTCCTTCGCCTTCCTTCAATCCTGTGTACGAGAAGGAAGCTGACTTTTCGGCGCTACTGGCGCGGTACGAGTCCATTCAAATTGTTTTTCCGACCGCGGTCCCTGCCCGCCGGATAACTGCTTCTGGTGCTTTACGCTGCACACCCGGGTCAGTTGCCAACCCTCTGAACCGTTGAGGCCGGTTCATCGCTGCCTGTTCTTGTGGAACTAAAGAGCTGTTGTTGCCAGCCGCTTTGTCGAGCGGCTTGGTGGCAAGAATATGCATGGATGCATATACAGTCAATGCGTAAATGCATTTATTTATGCACAAGAAATGCGCGAATGCATGAAAGCCCCGCGATTCAAGGGTTGGCCGGTTTTCTACAGGCGAAAAAAAACCCGCCGAGGCGGGTTTTGTCAGCGAGGAATCCGGTTACCGGGCGTACATGCCCCACCAGAAGACGTGACCGAGGATGACGATCTGCTCTTCCTGCATGTCCTGAAAGCTGTAGTCCTCATCCGGGTGTTCATCGCGGTTGAAGCTGCGCAGACGGATACCGGTAGGCAGGCGATAGAGCTGCTTCACCCGAAGTTGACCGTTGTGGTTGATCGCATAAAGGTCGCCATCAATGATGTCGCCGATCCCGCATTTGCCGGCATTGACCCCGACCGTGGCGCCGTCGCGCAGCACCGGCAACATGCTGTTGCCCCGCACTGTCACGCATTTGGCCTGATCGAACTGCACACCGTTATGGCGCAGGCTGCGCTTGCCGAAGCGCAGGCTGGAGCGTTCGCTCTCTTCGATGACGAATCTTCCTGATCCAGCAGCCAATTCAACCTCGCGAAGAAAGGGCACCGACACCTCGTCGTCATCGACTGGCGTGTCGTCGTCCCACAGGCTTATGTCCTTGAGTTCGGAATGTAACTCGTCGCGTCCGCCGTTGGCGGCGGGCGCAACATCCGCGCGCCCGCGCAACTGATCGGTGCTCACGGCAAAGTACTCGGCGATCTTCGAGATGTGTTTATCCGAAGGATCGACGATCTTCCCGCTGAGAATCCGCGAGAGCGTGGATTGAGGCACGCCGGTGCGACGGTGGAGCTCCGTGGGGGAGATCCCGTGCTGGTCGAGCAGTGCTCTTAAGACGGTAGATACGTTGCGTTTTTGCATAACGCGCATAGTGCTTGAAGTTTTTCGCGAAGACAAATGCTGATTTGCATAAATCGTGCATACTCGAGCTTTTGCGCCATATAGCTGTCACCCGGCCGCGATGCCTGCGTCCGACAGACCGCCCATGGTAACCTTGCGCCCATCGCGGAAAAGCCCGGCCACTGCCGCGCTTTTGCCCCACACCTTTGAACGAGTTGCCTGACAATCCGATGAATAAAGCCGTCTCCGACCTGTCCTCCCACACTCCGATGATGCAGCAGTACTGGCGCCTGAAGAATCAGCACCCGGACCAGCTGATGTTCTACCGCATGGGCGACTTCTACGAGATCTTCTACGAAGACGCGAAGAAGGCGGCCAAGTTGCTGGACATCACCCTGACCGCGCGCGGGCAGTCGGCGGGTCAGGCGATTCCGATGTGCGGGATTCCGTATCACGCGGCGGAAGGTTATCTGGCGAAGCTGGTCAAGCTCGGCGAGTCGGTGGTGATCTGCGAGCAGGTCGGTGATCCGGCCACCAGCAAGGGGCCGGTGGAACGCCAAGTGGTGCGGATCATCACCCCCGGTACGGTCAGCGACGAGGCGTTGCTGGATGAGCGTCGCGATAACCTGATCGCGGCGGTGCTGGGCGATGAGCGCCTGTTCGGCCTGGCTGTGCTGGACATCACCAGCGGCAACTTCACCGTACTGGAGATCAAGGGCTGGGAAAACCTGCTGGCAGAGCTGGAGCGGGTCAATCCGGTTGAGCTGTTGATCCCGGATGACTGGCCAAAGGATTTGCCGGCCGAAAAACGCCGTGGGGTACGTCGCCGTGCACCGTGGGATTTCGAGCGCGACTCGGCGCTGAAAAGTCTCTGTCAGCAATTCTCCACCCAAGACCTCAAAGGCTTCGGCTGCGAAACCCTGACCCTGGCCATCGGCGCCGCCGGTTGCCTGCTGGCGTATGCCAAGGAAACCCAGCGCACCGCCCTGCCCCATCTGCGCAGCCTGCGTCATGAACGGCTGGACGACACCGTGGTGCTGGACGGCGCCAGCCGCCGCAACCTGGAACTCGACACCAACCTGGCGGGTGGCCGCGACAACACCCTGCAATCGGTGGTCGACCGTTGCCAGACCGCCATGGGCAGCCGTTTGCTGACTCGCTGGCTCAACCGTCCGCTGCGCGACCTGACCGTGTTGCTTGCTCGTCAGACCTCGATCACTTGCCTGCTCGACCGCTATCGCTTTGAAAACCTGCAGCCGCAGCTCAAGGAAATCGGCGACATCGAGCGGATTCTGGCGCGGATCGGCCTGCGCAATGCCCGCCCTCGCGACCTCGCTCGCCTGCGTGATGCACTCGGCGCGTTGCCTCAACTGCAAGTGGCAATGGCTGACCTGGAAGCGCCGCACCTGCAACGCCTGGCGGCCACCACCAGCACTTACCCGGAACTGGCGGCGCTGCTGGAAAAAGCCATCATCGACAACCCGCCGGCGGTGATCCGCGACGGCGGCGTGCTGAAAACCGGTTACGACAGCGAACTCGACGAGCTGCAATCGCTGAGCGAGAACGCCGGTCAGTTCCTGATCGATCTGGAAGCCCGGGAAAAGGCCCGCACAGGCCTCGCCAACCTGAAAGTCGGCTACAACCGCATTCACGGCTACTTCATCGAGTTGCCGAGCAAACAGGCTGAATCGGCGCCGGCAGATTACATCCGCCGCCAGACCCTCAAAGGCGCCGAGCGCTTTATCACCCCGGAGCTGAAAGAGTTTGAAGACAAGGCACTGTCGGCCAAAAGCCGTGCCCTGGCCCGCGAGAAGATGCTATATGAAGCATTGCTGGAAGATCTGATCAGCCAGTTGCCCCCATTGCAGGACACCGCTTCGGCTCTCGCCGAACTGGACGTGCTGAGCAACCTCGCCGAACGTGCGCTGAACCTCGACCTGAATTGCCCGACGTTCGTCAGCGAACCGTGCATGCGCATCTCCCAGGGCCGTCACCCGGTGGTCGAGCAAGTGCTGACCACGCCGTTCGTGGCCAACGACCTGAGCCTGGACGACAACACCCGCATGCTGGTGATCACCGGCCCGAACATGGGCGGTAAATCCACCTATATGCGCCAGACTGCACTGATCGTGCTGCTGGCGCACATCGGCAGCTTCGTGCCGGCGGCCAGTTGCGAACTGTCGCTGGTGGACCGGATTTTCACCCGGATCGGTTCCAGCGACGACCTCGCCGGCGGGCGCTCGACCTTCATGGTGGAAATGAGCGAAACCGCGAACATACTGCACAACGCCACCGAGCGCAGCCTGGTGCTGATGGACGAAGTCGGTCGCGGCACCAGCACCTTTGACGGTCTGTCCCTGGCGTGGGCGGCGGCGGAGCGTCTGGCGCAATTGCGAGCCTATACTCTTTTTGCGACGCACTATTTCGAACTGACCGTACTGCCGGAAGCCGAACCGCTGGTGGCCAACGTGCACCTCAACGCCACCGAGCACAACGAACGCATCGTGTTCCTGCACCACGTGTTGCCGGGGCCGGCAAGCCAGAGTTATGGCCTTGCGGTTGCGCAGCTGGCCGGTGTGCCAAGCGAAGTGATTGTGCGTGCTCGTGAGCACCTGAGCCGCCTGGAAGATACCGCGCTGCCGCATGAGGCGCCAAAACCGGCCGCCAAGGGCAAACCGGCGACACCGCAGCAGAGCGACATGTTTGCCAGCCTCCCGCATCCGGTGCTGGATGAATTGGCCAAACTGGATCTGGATGACGTCACACCGCGTCGTGCACTCGAAATGCTCTATGCACTAAAGAACCGGATCTAA